CCAAATGCTCAAGGGGACGTATTGCCGTTCTTCCCTAGCAGCGCTCGATCATCTAACGATGAACTCGACGAGCTAGGGGCGACAGCAATTGCCCGATGCAAACCCACAAATCCACCCGTAGACGCCGCAACCGCGCTTGGTGAGCTGTTCAGAGAGGGAATACCCCATCTGATCGGTTCCCAAACGTGGAAAGCCCGAAATGATCGTCTCAGAGCCGCCGCTGGCGACTACTTGAACGTTCAATTCGGGTGGCGACCCCTCTTGAGTGAGATTAACTCATTCAAGGACACTATCGTTAACTTCGATCGTATTGCATCGCAATACGAACGAGATAGTGGTAAGGTCGTTAGGCGACGTTACGAGTTTCCAATCGAAACGTCATCCTCCAATTGGGAAGAAAACACGAACCCAGTCCTGCCAGCTTTGGCATGGCCTGGGAACTTGTTTCAACCCGATGGCGGTAACAGGAGCACAGTTCGCGTCGTAGAGAAAACTACGAAACGACGTTGGTTTTCAGGTAGCTTCACCTACTATCTCCCGTCCGGATACGACAGCCGGAACGTGACTAGTAGGTTGGCGCTACTTGCCGATCGAATCGGCCTGAAGCCAACCCCAGATACTATCTGGGAACTGAGCCCCTGGAGCTGGGCCGTAGACTGGTTCTCGAATACCGGTGACGTTATTTCTAACATCACTGATTTCGCGAACGAGGGCCTGGTTATGCATTATGGGTACATGATGGAACATTCCATCAGAGAACGTACCTATTTTCAGGAAAGAAGCGGTTACCTTATTAATGGTAAGCGCGTTCCTGCGGGACCGCTATCCTTGGTCACAGAGACTAAGGTCAGGCGACCGGCTAACCCCTTTGGTTTCGGGGTATCTTGGGAAGGTCTGTCGACTTTCCAAGCCTCGATCCTGGCTGCGCTAGGAATTTCCCGGCGTAGCTAGTGTAGGTCCACTGCACAACCACCAAAGCTAGGTTTATATCCCTAGCAAAAGGAGCATGCCTATGGCATTTTCTGACCCCCAGTCTATCACGATCTCGGGTACGCCCATCTCGTTGCCTCGGACTAACGTCCAGAACAACAAGGCGGAGTACACGAGTTCGGATGGCCTGGTGAAGCTGACCGCGTCCCACGCCTACGGGCGTAGGACTCGGCGGGTTCTCCGGGTTGACCACTCCAAGATCGCTGCGGATCTGTTTATCCCGGCCCAGAACGCGAAGCTGAGTATGAGTAACTATCTCGTCTTCGACGTTCCGGTGCTGGGGTACACACCCGCCGAGGCCAAGGCAGTGTACGATGGCTTTAAGGCCACGTTCACCGCATCGACGGACGCCCTGATCACAAAGCTCCTCGCCGGCGAGTCGTAAGACTCGGTAGGCTTGAAGCGGCGTGAAAGGCAACCGACGATTCCAGCCGCATGCCGGATTCTTTCTATATTTGGAAAGAAATCCGTTTGCGTTCTGGCTTGCCCTCGTCCTTCTCATTATCTTCCTTCTCACACTCGCTTCTGCGAGTACAGAGGAGGAAGCGGATACGGGTACGAAGGTTATCTTCCCAGTTCCTGGGATGACAACTAAGTGCCCCATCCATGTGAAGGATGCCGTTAAGGAGTGTCACAGTGTGCCAAATGAGGCAGAAGGCGATGTTATCAACCTTCTGTCTCAGCCTGGGACGTATGTAATTCGTCTCAGGTAAGGACACTGTAGGAGAATGTTGTGGGCTTGGATAGTTAACGTCCCTATTTAAAGGAACGGACTATGAAAAGCCAACAACGGCTCCACCGACCGCTTGAGGATGGTATCCTTTTGTGGTCAATCATTGCACAAGAAAGTGCAATGAGATGTCGCACAAGCGCCACCCGTGACATTAAAACTGTCACGGCGCGTTCTAAGCATGAGGGGTTCTCGTTTCTTACGATAACCCTGATGAACTTTGGAAAAGATTTCGAAAGAGATCTTGACCAAGGTTTCATCGCTCCCAACTCTTACAGTGGTTTCCACCGTAAGAGAGGTCTCCCCCGATTTCTCGGAGGTTTCCTGGAGCTTGTGTTCGAACGCGACTCTGGTGTGCTACTCAATGCTCCCAGCGTCGACGCAATCAAGGAGATTCGTCAGCTTACGCTGATGTTCTCCAAGATCCAACTCCCGTGCAGCGATGCACGTGAGAAGGCGGCGTACCGGGATTACATTGAGTGTGAGCAGGATGTCGGAGCTGGCTACATAGTGGACTCCTCCCAATTGGGAGATTTCCGTCGTGTAGCTGACTCGCTTTTCGGGGCGATGTGGAAGCAACTTGATCGCGAGATCGAGTCGAATCCACCCGTCCCTAAGCACGGACCAGGTGCAACGGCTGATAAGTTGCGTGGAAACGCAAAGTATCTCCAGCGTACCTGGCCTCGTCGGTTGGAGACAAGTTTCCTGATGGAAACGAATCTCCTTCCAAGTCCGGACAATGTCCAGGACTTGGCCGATGTCGACATCCTCGAACCTGGTGCCGAGATCCCCGTTAAGGTGATTTCGGTTCCTAAGACGCTCAAGACCCCGAGAATCATCGGCGTGGAGCCGACGGCTATGCAATACGCACAGCAGTCTCTCCTGCCGATCCTTCTCGAGGGAATCCGGGATTTTCATCTCGGGTCCTTTCTCGGATCGGATGACCAGACGCCTAACCAGCGGATGGCCATGCGGGGTTCACTTAATGGTGAACTTGCGACGCTAGACCTTAGCGAAGCTTCCGATAGGGTCTCGAATCAGCTAGTACT